CAGTTTTCCTTAGGATTCTACAGAATCATGGTGCAAGGGAAGGAAACAACACACCAACAAAGTGTAGAAACCTCTAAGGAATTCTGTAGGAATATCCTAAAGGACTTCTTTAGAATTTTTTAAGAATGTTCTTGTGTTGGGTGATTTTCATTTCATCACCCTGTTGTCAAGACGTTTCTTAAGAATTCTTTAGAAATCTCTTTAGAACATTCTTGAGTGTTCTGTGTGTCCTTCTGTACTTCATCACTCTTATACTGATCGAGTATGCCCTAGAAATCAAAATCTGTCAAGATAATCACTAAAGAAAATTTATTTGAAAATAATTAGTGTGCTACTGTTGACGAGGAGAGATTTCTGGTATACACTGTCTACTTATGGGAGTAAGGGGGTTTGGGGGATTATTCTTTAGAGATTCTTTAGAACCTTTTTAAGAATTTTCTTTACTATTTTTCTTTATTGTTTTCTAGTATTGTTATTCTATTGTTTACTAGAGTAATTCTAAAGAATATCAAAAGAATCTCTACAGAATATCTGGAGGAAATTATGACAAAAATAATCAACCTAGAGGATCACAGGAAACCTCCCTCAGAGCGTTCTGACGAGGTTTCTAAGCAATCCCGTAGGGAAGCTATCGAATCTATGATGTTCACGCTTGAGCGGCAACACAGCTTGCTTGCAGAGATGCTTGAGAATGATGTGGACTTTCTTGAGGTGACTGTTGGCAAAGATAGCACAATGGAGTTCAAGCCTACGGGGCTTGCGATAATCCTTGGGAATGGTTCTGTGGTGTTAACATCGGGGATGTCTAGTTTGAATTCTATTGAGGCTCTGGCTGTCAAGCAGAAGATGGCAGAGATGATTTTTGGGGAATGAATTTGGAGGTGTATTATCAGCACTCGCTGTCGCTCGTGTAACCAAGAGCTACTTATGATAACAAACAAACGTTCAAAAGATGCAAGAAATGAGCTAGAGGATCTCTGTGGAGTTTGCAGAAGCGCATCTTTTGGTAACTACAATTTCGTGTACGATCACCAGTATGTTCTTCAGGATGCTGAAGATGGTGATGTGAGCACACCACATGATTGTTCGGGGTATTGATTATGAAATGGTACGAAGAAGTCCTTCAGTATATCTATATAAAAATTGAAGATTACTTTCATAACAAACGGTCTGTAGACATTAAGTGTGATAATTGCAACGAGTGGTTTGGTGTTAGCGGACTTAAGTATACGCACACATATGCCGAAGATATGCCATTTGGTTGCGCCAGTATTTGTGGTCAATGTGGTCACAAGTCATATTGGAGGTTGGATGCACCCGTTCCTATCAGGTGTGATGAGCATGGAGTACCATTTGACAACCATTAGCATTACAGAGTATTCTATTGTGTAATACAACAAAACACCCCTGCTTGTCAATAGATGAGCTAAAAATATTTTGGGGCTGTTACAACAGAATACTTTGGAGGCATGGTAAACCATTATGGCAAAAGGTAAACAAGCGAATAACGCAAGTAATCCCGGCGGACGTAAGCGGGGGATGAACAAGAAGGTATTGGATTCTCGGAAAGCTCTGCGAACTTGGGGGGAACTTGAGTATCGAGTTTCTGACGATGTTTTGGAAGCGTATAATGTTATTCGGGGAATTTTGAAGAACGAAGAGGCTCCTCCCGCAACTCGCCGCAGTGCTGCTAATGATATTATTGCGTTTTTCGAGAAGATCAAAGAGAACTCCGAGAAGATTGTTCAGGAGTTTGAAGAAGAGTATAACGGAGGTGAGCAAGGGGGTTCTAAAGAAGACGATGGGACTAATGTTCAGCCTTTGTTTAAATGGAGTGAGTAATGGTGAATTTGGAGGTTTATATTGAGTAACGAAAGTCATATTATCTCTCCAATGCCGGGACCACAAATGGACTTCCTCAGAGCCGAGGAAAAGTTTGTGATATTTGGCGGCGGGGCTGGAGGTAAATACGAGTTATTCTCATTTGCTGCCTCCCTAGAGAGAAATCTCTAGTAAACAACCTGTCTAATTGCTGGAAACTCTCGTAAGACAATAAGTAGGCTACTGTACGGTGACGTAACAGCGAACCCTGAAAATCTTATTGGTAGGGACAATCAGCAGCGAAGCCTGTCAAGTACAGGAACGTTCAACGATCAGTCGAAAGACGTAGGCTCAAGCGAGTCGAAACGGCAGGCCCGTAGCAGATCATGCTGACGGTGAAGATATGATCTTATCTGTATGGAGACATACAGCAGTTTTTACAACGGACAGTCCCTAGCGAAGACTGTTGAAAATATGGGCAAAACTTGGGCAATACTTGCAGATAATCTCAAGTATATCCACGACCCCAACTATTTCAGTGCCTTCTTTCGCAGAACCACTACGGAACTTGAGACGAACCTCTGGCCTGAAGCTGTCAAGATGTATTTACCATTCTTGCAATACCAGTCAGGGCAGAACAAGGGTAAGTGGATAGGGAAAGCGAGGATCAAAGATAAAGACAAGACGATTATATTCCCAAGCGGAGCTAAGTCGAAGTTCTCGTACATGGAGTACGACAAACATGCAGACGCTTGGTTCGGGGCCGAACTTTCAAGAGCTTACTTCGATGAATTTCATCGCACCAGTTTCCACCAATTCAACATTATCAGGTCACGTCTACGATCTAAAGCAAAATTCCCCTCTGCAATGCGGGTTACTCTTAACCCAGACCCAGACCATTTTGTGTTTGAGTTCGTGGAGCGGTATCTTGACGAAGAGGGCTATCCGAAGCCGGAATTGTCAGGTAAGACCGCTTACTATGTTATGGTTGCTGGTGATATTTTCACAGCATGGACGCAAGAAGAACTGCTTGAGAAGTTCCCAGATAAGAAGCCGCAGAGTTACGCCTACGTACCTGCCACCTTGATGGATAATAAGGTGCTGCTTGAACTTGAGCCTGATTATAAAGACAACCTCGATTCTATGCCTGAACATCAGCGGAAGCAACTTTTGCTCGGCTGTTGGTTCTCTAAAGTTAGTGATGGCATGTATTTCAAGAGGGAATGGTTACACAAGGCCGATAGGGTTCCGCAGGATGCGAAGTGTGTCAGGGGTTGGGATAAAGCATCGGAAGAACCTAATCCTTCTCTCAGGCACCCCGACTACACTGCATCTGTCAAGATGTATAAGGACAGGCACGGAAACTTCTATCTTGCTGGGGGTTGCAGATTCCGCAAGCAATCTGGCCCAAGGGACTTGGAGATACTTCGCTATGCCGAAGGCGATGGTAGGGATTGTTATTTAGTAATGCCGCAAGACCCCGGGGGAGCCGGAGCCGATAGTTTCAGGCAAACCACCAAGCTGTTTCTTGAGGAAGGTTTTGTTGTCAAGAAAGATCCATTCCCTGCGACTAAGAGCAAGGTCAGTAAGTTTGAGCCGTTTTCTACAGCCGCAGCAAATGGTCAGGTATACATTGTGGAAAGCGAATGGAACCCTGATGATCTCAAGTCGTATCTGACAGAGCTTGAGTCGTTCGATGGCTCTCGTTCTGGAGCGACGCGCAAAGACGATGGACAATTTTGTTCCCACTCAAAACCTAGTCGTCTATAAACTCTTCTATATGCCGGAAACTCTAGTTAGACTTTAGATAGGATACTGAACGGCAACGTATCAGCGACCCCTAAAAATTCTGAAGGTATAGACAATCGGCAGGTAATTGTGTAAACTCTGTAATTGAGGGTGACATATATAATTCAATTACGGAGGTAGTATGAAAACTGTTCAAATTAAAGATTTTCCTGATTATTACGTATCGGACACGGGTCGCATCTTCTCGAATAAATTTGGAGATATGCGGGAGATGAAGCTGGCAGAATGGAAAGGTTATCAGCGAGTTAATTTTCGCAAGGATGATCGTGCGTGGCCTCGCAAGGTTCACCGTATTGTAGCAGAGGCGTTCGTTCCGAACCCAGATGATAAGCCCTACGTAAATCATAAGAATGGAATCAAGAATGATAACAGGGCTGAGAATTTGGAGTGGGTAACTCCCAAAGAAAATAGCGAGCACTCAGTTGAGACCGGACTGATGGACTTTAAAGGAGAAAAGGCACCGTCTAATATCTATACGGAAGATACGATCAGAATGGTTTGTGATCTTCTGCAAAATACAGACACACCTGTGCGCCAGATTGCTCGTGAAACAGGAGTGTCCCACCACGTGTGTCGGAGTCTTAGTGAAGGTCGAAAATGGAAACACGTAGTTGCAGAATACGATATTGTCGGTAAACGCTCTAAGGAAAATCCAAAACTTTCTGAAGAAACAGTGTTCCAAGTCTGTCTGGCTTACAACTATGGGATGAAACCCCGTCACGTGTGTCAGAAATTTGGTATCACGAAATACCAAGCAGGCTCAATCCGACAACAACGGGTTTTCAAACACATCACTGAACAGTACTTACACAAATCCCAAACGACTATCGAAAGCACAGCAACCCTGTGATGAGTAGAGTAGGCTCAAGCGAGTCGAAACGAGGAGAGAGGTGAGAGCTTCTAAGATATAGTCTGATCTATGCGGAGACGTATAGCTGCAAGTAATGTTGCGGGGAGGGCGTAGCGAACCCTCCTGAACACAATGTGGGTCGATGCAACAGCATCAGCATTCAATTGCTTAAGTCGAGAAAAAGTAATCCCCCAATTCTCCCTCGGAGAGTTCTCAAGTTCTTCACCAACTTCCTTCAAGAAGCACAAGGATGAAACGGGATATTACGATTGAAATCATAGTGCCAAGGACGGCAATACGACTAATCTAGCAATTATACCATAAAATCATTAGTTTTTGAATGATTAGTGTAGACAACTAACGATTTATCTGTTACACTCTTATTGTAGAGGGTTGTTATTGTTACTTTATAACATAACACAAGAAATGCTCGGATAGCTCAATTGGTAGAGCAACTGCCTTGTAAGTAGTAGGTTATAGGTT